TACGGCTTACCTACTCCGCAATCTATATCTAACCAAAACGATTTAAAGTATGTGCTATTTTTCTGTGTGCGTCCGTCAACATCATTACCATACTTGGCACAAGCAAAATAAACATCATAGGATTGAGACAATAAGTTTTCAATTTCATCAGACGCTTCATCAAGTGTCTCAACAAATACTTGTCTTGGATGCCCCTGTTGCTTTAAACCGACTATGCAATACCACCCTTCTTTGGGGAGCACTGCTGTTAATAAGTCTGTCTTTGCCATATCACCTCAAAGCCGAAGAAAGGAAGGGCAGCAGGAGGGTTCGGCATCCCTCTTTTCGTTCCGTCAAACTAGCTGCCCCGGGGGTAAACTAAACGCTAAAGCGAGCTTTCTCTAGCAATGCTTTTATCTTTTCAGCCCGCTCTTTACTGGGTTTTGTAGCACCTACAAACCACTGGTATATCGTCATGCGAGACACGTCAAACTTTTCTGCAATCTGATATACCGGTATGTCCTTGGTTATACAATACCTACCAAGCTGAACCCCAATTAACTTGGAGTCCGCCTCTTGGTTAGCTCTAAAAAGCCGGAGGCTATAACCTCTTAAGCTCATGCGTCATCCGTTGACCAGCTACTTAGGATTGACTTAACGTCTTTCTTAGCAGTTGGTTCCGTAGCTTTTTTCTCGGGGCGCTTCTTAGGCTCGGCTACTTCAGCACGAGGATCTTCTGCTTCCGCTTTCGCTTTCGGTGCAGCTAGTTTAGGTGCACTGTCGGCTTTGGGGACACTCATCTCAATAGCTTTCTTAGCAGCCATAGATGCACCTTGACGCTTAGCTGTCTCCCAGTCTTGCTCAGTTAAGAACGCTACTGGTTTAAAGAATAGCTTAGCTGTATCGCTATCAGGATCAAAACGCATCTCAGTAATCATGTTGTTTAGGTTATAGCCCTGTGATGCAACATAGCTACCGAACTGCTCAAACGGCATGTGCTCTAGGTCGCCTTTACCAAAGATGGACTTAGAAGCTAATGTCATTTGATATACATCACCACCAACATCATCTGCAAGCGCTACTGCAATACGACGGAAGTGACGGCAGGCACGACTACCACCTTGACCAGAACCCTTTACGTTTTGTGGGCACTCGTTGCAGTTGTGATGCTGTGGCTCTTCGATACTTGCATCAGGTGTTTCGCCATCGGAAGACCAGCAATCAGGAGGGGTCGCTGTTTCCTTGGGGTTGTATGCCTTGGCGTAGAAAGTACGGGACACTCTCTTTGCGTTGTTAACAACAACAATATTTAAAGTATCACTATTGCTAGTCATAACTTCTTCGTTGTTAACTACCATGCGGAACTTACCGCCACGCAAAGAAATACGTTTGCCACCGCCACCACTACCAAGTAATGCCTTTGTTGCATCGTCTAACTCGACCTTCTTAAGATAGTCGGGTAGATCTTTTTTAAATAGAGCTAATTCGCTCATTTGCTTCTCCTTACAGTTATTGAATAAGCGCTATCCACATTTAACCCGGCGGGTAGCAGGTCGGGGTTTTCTTCTAAAAACTGCTTAATGTTGGTCTGATGAATGCGACGTTCCAACAGTTCAGGCACGTTGTGCTCAAACATAAAGTCATAGAACCGCTCCCAGTCATTAGTCCAATATCTAGATTTGATCGTGCGAATAGCAGTGCCGTGCTTTGTTTTGATGCTGTCGGCGCCTGTTTCTTTGCAGATTTCTAGTATTTGCTGATTAATTACATCTAACTGCTCTTCAAAGTCCGCATCTATTTCATCGGCTTGTTTGCGAGCAGCGTCTCGTGCGTCACGAATTTTAATGTAGACGGTAACGAGTTCATCAACTGATGGTTTAACTTCCATATACTTCCTTTCATTAGAGACAGATCTATGTCTGTTTGATACATCTTAATACTATCTGTTGACCTTGTCAAGTACTTTCTGTAACTTCTTTTTTATACAGGTCAATAAGCTTCTCATGCGTATCCAATTTATTTTGTAGCAGGTTGTAAAGTCTTCCCTCTACAGGGCTTCCTTTAATATGCACAATAGTCATCGGGTTCTTCTGCCCTTGCCTATCAATACGAGCATTGGCTTGCAGGTATGTTTCGATAGATGTTACAGGCGAATACCAAATAATTACGTTTGCAGCAGTCAATGTTACACCATGTGCGGCTGCTTGTGGTTGGATGATTAAAACACTAGGGTTTTCCCTCTCTTGGAACCGCTTAAATATATCGGTGCGTTTATTTACTGGCACTGCACCATTTATAATTTCGTTGGTTATCCCTGCTTTCTTTAAATGCGCAGCAAGCAATTCTATGGTATGGGTAAATGGCACGAACACTAAGACTTTATGGCTAGCTTCTTCAATAACTTCTTGAATGACTTTAAGCCTGTTCGACACATCGAACTCAACCACTGCGCCTGTGTCTGAATAGACTGCGCCACCGCTAATCTGTAGAAGTTTATTAATGTTAACAGCTGCGTTAACTGTGCTGATCTCCTCGCCGTCTGCCACCATGAGCATTTCTTTTTTAAGGATTTTGTAGTATTTCTCCTGTTGCGGAGTAAGGGGGGCGTCCCGAAAAACATGTGTAACCTCCGGTAGATCTAAGCACTCTTCTTTAGTAAAACGGATGGCTGGTTGAAGAGCAGTAAACACAACCTCGTTGGCGTTTGGTTTTGGGACCCATCTGAACTTACTGACGTGTAGCATAGTTTGATCTCTGAAAGTGCCAAAGAACTTAGGAACGTTCTGGGGTACGCACATCTTGGCTAATCCGTATGCATCTGTTGGACTTTGTGCTGCTGGAGTACCCGTCATCATCCATATCCAAGTCTTTGAGTTTATTATCCCGTTAAGAACTTTCCAGCGCTGGGTAGTTATTGTCTTGTATGCGTTGGCTTCGTCTATAATAATTAAATCAAACCCGCCTTTCGCAATGGAGTCGGCGACAATCTCAACACCGTCATAATTAATTACAACAAAGTCGGCGTTGCCTTCTATGATGGCTTTGCGTTTGTGTCTGTCCCCGTAAGCTACATCTACTTTGCGGTGCGTAGCAAACTTAAACAAATCAGCTAGCCATGCGGACTGCATAATAGACAAAGGACAAACAACAAGAACCCTAGATATAACACCCTTGGTCAAGAGATAGTCCGCTGCCCATATTGACGATGCAGTTTTGCCTGTGCCTTGTTCGTTAAAACAAAACGCTCTTTGATTGAGTGTTAAGAATGATGCGGTCTCCCGCTGGTGTTGCATTGGGGCAAACTTACCAGGCCATTTATAGTCTTTATTTATAGGCGATGGTACGTTTTTAACTCTTAGTTTGGATAGTGCTTGTGCTTCTTCTAGTCCCCAATTAACTAATACTTTATGTAAATCCCCTTGGGTTTCAACAATTTGGCTTTTTGGTATGCACTCGGTTACGAGGTGCGGTCGACGAGTCGTAATCAGTATTGCTTTGTTATCTAGTATTTCCATTTTTAGGTTTGTTCCTCTTTACCGTATGATCTGAGTTACGGCTAAAAGACCTATTAGCACTCGGAGATTTAAGCTTGAGATTACTGGGGGCGTTTGTACCGCCTTTGGATAGTGGTATAGCATGGTCAATGTCCTTGCCCTTCCTGTCTATGCCCTTCTTGTCCATCGCATAGCGGGCTCTTTCTCGAGCGTTCCTCTTGGGTTGCTCCCCCCTCTCCAGTTGTTGCTGATATTCCTTCTTGTATGGGCGTGGCTTGTTCACATATGGCATATCTGTGCTCCTCTTTGTGGAAAATATAGAAACTTCCGTCTCCTAACACCACATATTTTGGCATATTTTCAGGGTTATTGCCGTAGTTTTGACGTATAAATTCATCCAAGTCATTGATTACTTGGCGCTCTTCAATGTCTACAAGACCCATAAAAGGGATTGGTTCTATGTTAGGGTTTGTCATATGCAGGTGTATCCCAAAATCTACTTAGGTTAGATATTCCAATTGTGTCTGGTTCTTCTTGGTCGCTGTGTGTAGGGATAACAGGCTTAAACATTACTGTATCTTTTGGAAACTTAACCGTATTTTTCCATGTGACGAAAATAGTCTCAGGGTGCTCACAGCGCTTCTCTTTAAGCATTTTAATTTTGTATTCCCTAGTGCAGTCCATGCAGTAGTTAAGTTCGTCTTCGGGTTGCTTTGTCCTAAAAACCTGCCACATGTATTCTCTGTGCTGTTTTTTGCTTTCAAAGCATGGCGGAAACCAATCTGGGTTGTATGGGGTTATTTGTTCGTCGTTCATTTGCTTCTCCTTTCTATTTCTCTGTTTATGTACCAAGCGGCTTTTTGTAAGTCTTCAATAGCATCACCTTTCAAATCCGCACGCCAAATATACTTCAATGCATTACCAAGACAGAAGTTCATGTGCTCAGTAATGTCGATGCAATCTACTCCCGAAGGATGGGAAGTGTAATGTTTAGGATTGTTTACGACGTCTTCTTGGTTCTGGGTTTGCTCGCTTTGCTCGCTTTGTCCATGCTTTTGCCATCCAGTCATGCTCATTTTTTTCTCCAAAAAAATCTTCAAAGTCAAAACCACGCTCAATAAGTTTTGCAGTTATTTTTGCTAGTGCTTTCTTCTCTAGTTGTACTATTGCCGATTTTGTTACACCCAATATTTCTGCAATCTCTTCTTGGGTCATTGCGTATAAATCTTTTTCTACATCCCCCGGTTCCCTACTCATGCATCTTTTGCCTTTCTTCTTGATTTAGCTGCAACGATGCCAACCTCTTGTTCGGGTTCTGCCTTGCGTGCTTCTAACATTGCATCGGCAAATTCATAGCACTCGACTGGGCTTGCTCCTGTTACGCCTCTAAGCATCGCAAAGCAATCTCTTAGGTCTTGCTCGTTCATTTCTTTTTAGCCTTTTCTTTTGGTACATAGCTTTCAGACGACGCAAGGGAGCGCTTAACTACAGTTAAAAAACCCTCGCCAATTAAGAACTCTTTGGCATCTTCGTCTAAGTCTATGGTTATGATGGCTGAGCCATCAGGTAACTCTTTAATCATTTTGCATTTGATTTCCATCATTTCGCCTTTATCGTGGTTTCCATTTTGCTTGCTGTATACAAACTAGGTATCTTTTTGTTTTCTGCAATGCGGTCGGCATAGGGGTGGGGCTTTGGCTCGTATACCCCATCCCATATGTTCTGCACCCTAGGTTGGGCAACCCGAAGTGATTCTTCCCATGATACTTTTTTCATCTATATTCTCCTCTTCCGTTGTGTTGACAAGTCATTATTGGGCAAAACTTCCTACAAGTAAAGTTAGGTTTTGGATTCCACATATCGTTTTCGTATGCTAGAGTGAGGCGGTCGGTCTCTTCGATCCATCGTAACCAAAACTTTGGTTCATTCTCTTTGTCGTATTTAGCTTGGATAAAGTCCTCACATACAACAAACGCTAATCCTGCTTTGACTTTCTTAACTTTGGGGAAGTGCTTAAACACCGCCAAAGCCATGAGTTCTAACTGCTTAGTGTCGGCATACTTGCTGTCTTTGCCTGTCTTGTAATCTATGACATGAGCTAGTTCGCCATTAACAATAAGCAGGTCGGCTACGCCCCTGAACCAGACATCCGCATCAAAGAACTCGCAGGGCTTTAATTCCTTGGTCAGACCCATTCTGTATTCGCAATACTTTTGGCCGGGTATAGCCTTAAGAATATCTAATATTGGAGTAATGAATGAGAACTTCTCCGGTATTGGAACATCTTCTCCTATGTATTTCTCAGCCGCTTCATGCACTGCCTTACCATAAAGCATCGGCTCACTCTCAGGCTCTTTGGTATCTTTGAGCACACGAAGGTGGTAATACTTTTTAGGGCATTGCTGAAACAACCCAAGGGATGAGTAAGACCAAGCAAATTTAGTCATTTGATTTGATTTCTTTCCTCGTCGTGCTTAATAATCCAGTTTAATGCGTCTGCAAAAACAGCAAATGTAGGTGATTGAGTGCCGTTATGTTCCCAAAAATATGATGGTTTATCCGTCACGTCCCAAGTATCGTCTTTCCATTTAGCCGTTTTATTGTGCACAATTTGTAGGTTCATTTCTCTTGTGCCTTTCCTAATCGAAGCCACTCCGCCTCAATGTATTCTTCTGACAATGGCTTGGCAATTTTAATTGCCTTATTCAACATATCTTCTGTGACTGTGCAAGTCCATACATGATCGGTCTTATAAAAACGCATTACCAAAGTGCCAACAGGAAACTCCTTAAACGTGTTCATTTCTCTTGTGCCTTTCTTAGTATTGCTTTAGCAAACTCAAGCATATCTTCACCATCATGGTTAAAGTCTTTGTAATAAATTTCTTCTATTTCCTCATCTGTTAGTGTCTTAAACGCTGGTTTATAAATTGTTGTGCCACATTGAAGGCAGATTGATTCATAGTTAGGAAACCTATCTTTTGCTTTAGATACTGGTTCATTGTTCATTTCTCTTGTGCCTTATTCCATGCAATACACCACACATCGTAAAAACCATTTAAAGGAAAGCCGTCTTTATCAACCGCCCAACCCTCAACATCTTTGCGTTTAATAAATGCTTCCCATGCCTTGTCTCTGTCGGGATTATCTATCTGTATATCGTCAAATAATCCTGTGTTCATTTCTCTTAAGTCTGATCTTTTCACAATTCCCAGTCCTCGTATGGATCAGCACTTTCTAAAATAGTTTTCTTGGCTCTCTCAAGCCACCATAGCATTAAAGCAGAGTCGCTGGTCGTAGAGATAAGGCGCTCTTCCCCATCATGTCCATAACCTATTATTACAAAGCCTTCGTACTTACCTTTGTTGGCTTCCAATATATCGTCGGCATTGCTATCTAACACGGTGTTCCCTGTAAAGGGTAGTATTTTGTCTGTCATTTGCTTTTCTTGCCTTTAACAGATTTTATGTTGTCCTTTAATGCTTTTCTATCTTCGAGCAATTTGTCTGCTTCCAAAATTATTTCGTCTGCTAAAGCTTTTAATGCATCACGCATAAACCAAAGTGCTCCGCTAGTTGGATCTTCGTTGGTTTCAGCCGCTATAGCTTCTAAAACATCAGCCGCATTGCCAACTTTATAACCTAGGGATTCTATTCTTTGAGATGCGCTCCATAAAGTATCTTCCACAAAAACATCCATTTCTTGATTCATTTGCTTCCTTTCTTTGTTAGTCTTTCGCACTGTTTAACTACATCTATTGGCGCATTTGGTCTTAAGTCCGAACACGCATACACTTGCTTTTTATGCTCCTGATAAACCATGTAAAGCATGAAACTTGTCCAACAAATAAAAGCCGCCCCTACCCACGCAAAAAATTTCATTAGCATTCTCCATATGATTTACCAACGCCTACTTCGCAAGAAAGGGGTAATGTTAACGCCCAGCTCGGCCTCCACTTCATGCACTCTTCTACATAAGCCTTGGCTTCTTCCGCCTCTTCTTCCTTCACAACCGCCATAATTGCGTCATGCACAGTCAGCGCAACTTTGTACCGCTTACTTATTCTTAGCATCTGCTCACCGATGACACACCTAGCCAATGCTTGACAAACATTCTCCACAATCTTACCGCCGTATATTTTTATACGACCCCGTCGGCTTGCATATGAGTAGCCTTCGATCTCATCGCTATCTTTTCTTAAATCTTTGTAGTTGAGGAAGAGTCCCGATGGTAATAAAAAACCGTCTGCCGTAAGACTAAGCGCTTGGGGTTGAACCCCCACTTTACAAGTTTTTCTTTCACATAGGGCTTCGAGGGAATTATTAGCTTCTTTCCAAAGTTTTGGGATGTGTGGATAGGTGCGCCTGTAAACTTCGATAATTCTCGCAGCTTCCGACTCTTCAATTTCAGCCCCAAAAGTTTTAAGCTGTATCCTGAACTTAATGCTACCCATCCCATAGCCTGCGCCAAGAATTGTCGTCTTACCCACAAACCTTTCCTCCGAGGTAATATCTTTCTCCTCTTTGTTATAGATCGCCGATGCCATGATTTTATATACATCTTCTTTCCTTTCAAACGCTTCGATGAGGTCGTTTTGCCCTGATAGCCATGCAACAATCCTTGCTTCAATCTGTGATGAGTCGGCGTCTATAAGCACATGACCCTTTGGCGCTGTAATTGCATCTTTAAGCAAAGATTTGCGTGGCAGGTTTTGTAGATTTAGTTTGTCATCGCCACCCCAACGACCAGTATGAGCAGCATAATAACGAAGTGGTACAGGCATATTGCCCCGTAAACTAATATTAATGAATCTTTCCGTCCGTGTTTCTTCAAGGGTTGACTTTGTCCCCAGTCTAGCGGCAATGATAGCTTGAACTCGTTCATCAGAGTGTTCAGCCAACGCCTTAAATCCTTCGTCGCTTTTAGCAAAAGCATAGGTCTCCTTCCCATTAGCAGGGCTTATCTTTGTCGGCGGTTCTACACCTAGACCTATAAGCAGTTCAGCTAGCTTGGGATTGCTCATTAGGGTGTCTTTATCTGATATGCAAGCATCAAGTAGTTTCTCTTTGCGGGCTTTAACTTGCATCAAATGTTGTTCTAGTAATGGAGTGTTTAGTTGCAGTATCGGCTCGGAGAACATCTTCGTTGTTAAGTCAATAAGCTGAAGTTCTGTCTTTGAAAAGCGCTGTGCTAAGATATTGAATAACTTGTAGGTTAGCTCCACGTCGTTAATGCAATAGTTACCATAAGCATCAAGTTCCCCAGCACTAAAGTTTTGGCGTCTTTTACCCAAAGCATCAAGAACTTCCGTTCCCTTCTGCCCCAAAGAGTATCTGTCCACCAATTTAGCAAGGCTGTTTCCAGCCTCAAGCCCATCCGTTGCACGAGCCATGCTAAGCGTGTCCAGCCAAGCCATCGGTTGAATATTAAACCGCCAAGAAAGAATAGCGGAGTCAAACATAGCGTTGTGAGCAAGTGCAAAAGAATGACACCAATCAAACTTATACAAGAACCTAGAAATCTCATCGTGTGTTCCGCTAAACCAAATCGCTTCATTGTCATTCTCCTTTATAGCGACGCCTATTGTTTCAAACATATCTGAACGAACATATTCTTCTGTCGTTAGCTTTGATAAGCTAAACGCCCTGTCGTAATAAGTTTCAAAGTCTAAGGTAATGATGTTCAAACTTGTAGCCTTCCCCAAGTTGTTCCTTTTGAGTTTAAGCCGTGTGAGTCCATTACTTTTCCTACCCAGTCTTTTGTTTCTCGCTGTGGGTCAATAAGTTCCTTCATTACTTCTTCCGTAAAGCGTTGTTGCATTATCTTATCTATAGCCCCAGTAATTGCTAGCCTGTCGGCTTCTTCTAAAAAAGCAATGTGCTCAGATATCACATGATTCCATTTGCTATGCACTCCACCAAACTCTTCGGGGTTGGTTTTCATGCGTTCAATCAAAATTTTTACGCCATCGTTCATAATCTTTTCATCCTATGGTGAAGGAACTGGTGGGTCGCCCGCATTTCAGCACCGCCCATCGTCATCAAACCCAGCAAAATATTGGTCGAGGTCGTCTAGCAATTCTTCGTTAACAAGAAAGGCGTCGCCCCCTGCCCGTCGTATGCGGAGTATCTCTCGCTCTTGTAGTGCCGTGAGTTTGCCGTCGTCGGCTTTGCATTCGATTGCTATGAACTTACCGCAGAAGCACGCTATAATATCGGGGACGCCTGACCTACCATAGCCATGCGTAGCAGGGAAGAAGTAATAGACGCCGTGGTCTTTCAGAATTTTAACGACGGCTTTCTTTACCTTGGACTCAGGTGTTGTCATTTGGTTTCGGTTTCCTTATCTAATTGACATAGTATACTCTTAAGCAAAAGCATACGCAACAAGATTTTTACTAGGATAAACCCTAGGACAAACTGACATCATGTCATAATGTCCGCCAATAAAAAAGCCACCCGAAGGTGGCTTAGTAATACAGAAAGGTATGTTGTAGAGTTAGCAGATTCCGCACTCTACTTGCGGTTGAGGAGATTGATGGACATTTAAGCCACGCCTATTTACATCTGCAATATAGAGTCGGCGCAATCATCGTGAAAGGAAACACCAATGAAGGAGTCTCCTAGGAATTATACAGCAGTCTTGGGGTAAATGTAAAACATACCCTCATCGAACTTACAGCCTACATTCATCACAGGCTCGTCAACATTTAGTAACTTGAATATACCTAGTTTCTCTTGTAAGTAAATAGGCAAACCATAAAACGACGGATACTTTTCTAGAGCACCAAGTGCGTAGTCATATACCACATACCCCCCGTCTGCGTTTAACATGACACCATACCCTGTCTTAGCGTGATATGCTAATTCTAAACTGCTAGACGCTTCAAACTCTTCACATTTACGCTGATGCCCCCTTTCGTCTTTAACTGATACTAACTTAGAAGGTAAAGACACTTTGTCCTCTCCGCGTTTTTTAGCATAATACGCTTGCATAGCATAGAATATTACTTCTTCTTCGGCGTCAAGTTCCCATCGCAAACTGTTTTTAGCGTGATATACAAGTTGTCTCACGCCACTGTCTACTTTGTTTTTAATGAGGTCGACTAATTCGTTGTCTACTCTGGAGACAAGCATACGCTTTACTGTCCGCAAGGCTACCTTGATATCCTTGGTCATCGTAGCAGACCCACCTCGTTCTTTGCGAATACGAAAACTACCAACGCCGTAGACTTCTTCCTTGTTGCCTGCAAGATACCTAGTGCCTGTGCTTACAAAGCCAAGTTCCTCGCCGTTCTCGTAGATTTTAATGCGGTAGATTACGCTTTCAGCCTTCCCATCTTTCCATACATTATCTAGGCAAGTTTCGTCTACCACTAATTTGCATAGCGGTTTAGCAAGTGCAACCTGATACGCAAAGTCCAAGAGGTTATTACCATACGGCAATGTATCTCTGTGCTTCACATTCAACTGTGATTTATCTATGTTAACCATACTGTCCTCAGAAATTAAATTTGTTAAGAATGTTATCAACCTTTTGCTTGACTACTTCTCTAGCGTGGAAGTTTTGGCGGAGGGACTCGGCGTCGTGATTTTGTATAGCGTCGGCTAAACTCCTGCGTGCTTCCTCTAGGTTAGTGTCGTTGGTGAGGTTAAAGTGTTTAAGCAGCGTCGTTAACTCCATCGCATTCTCTATTAGGCTGTCTCGGAATATGCGGGGTTTTAATGCAGAGCCATGAGAATGGGGTTCGTCGCTTTCTACCTCGTCATACTGAAGCCTATCACTCATACGAGTTAAGCAATCGTGCAACCTATTCCAAGCATCACGCATTGCGTTGTTAAGGCGTTCGTTGTAAGCGTCCTCGCAAGACTTCATAATCTCAGACTTAGCATCTTCGTTTATGTCCACCCTAAAGTCGCCTGCCATTGGCACAGGCAGAAAGTTGTAGGCTATCTTGAATTTGTTTTTGACTTTCTCCGCATCGGGATACTCTGCTCTGTCAAACAAATCGCCTAGTTGAAAAGCGGCGGCACTTACTAGGTTAGGATAGGCAACCACGAACTTATCTACCAATGCCATGTAGTTGTTCTCTAGCACACCGAGTTGGGCTTTGTAGTCCATGAAGTTAGACATAGGCAGTAAGCGTAAGCCGTTGTCCGACCAAGGAAGTGTTTGGGATAGATGCCATGCTCGTGCATTCGCAGCATACTTTGTTATGGTATCTAGGAAGCCTGTGCCTGCGAGCAGGTTCTTGTTATAGTTGCCTGCCCTAGTCTTGGTAGATTTGGTTGCGTCTACTTCGGCTGACACACGCTTGTCTAGTTTTCTAGCAGTCCATGTGCTGATAGATAACTCCACCAACATGGCTGATGATGCAATACTGATACTGTTATTTGATTCCATTTTGTTTCCTTTCGTTAGTCGGACAAAATGACAGGGGTGTCATAATGTCCGTTGGTTTAATTACTCAACATGAACTACTTTACCTACTACATCATTACTACTGAAACCACGATTGCCTTTGACACACCATAAGACAGGGCTAGTAATCTGCCACTTGCTCTTATCAGAACCTAGATAGCCGTCGGTCAACATGATTACGCACTCAGGCTTGAGGTCTTGCTTTCTCATATACTGTGGCACGCAGTCGGGGTCAGTCCCCCCACCACCCTTGGGCTTGGTTGATTCAGTTAGTCCGCAGAGTTCTGCACCTTTGTATACTTCGTGAGATGCAACATGGGTATCCCAATACAATAGGTCAATCTGTTCGGGACTTACCTCGTCGCATATAGACTTCACCTCACCCAAGAACTGTGCAAGTTCCTCACCACCGATAGAGCCTGATGTATCTACACCTACCAAGATAGCACCTACCTTCTCGTCATACGATGAGGGCATGATAATGTCCATACCAATGTAGCGTTTATGCAATCGCTTCCATGTGCTTTGGTCTTTGCCTTGGGTTGTGCTTTTGACGAAATCACGCAGTGCTTCTTTCCAATCCACCTTGGGTGTGAGAAGGTCTTGCATTTCTCTAGAAACATTTCCCTTCATCTTGCCCGCTAGGATTGCACCTTGTCGCAATGCTCGTTCGATTTCTTCGGAAGCCTGCTTGCTTTCTTCCGCATCCATTTCTTTAGCACCATCCCAATCGTGGTCGTCAAAGCCTTTGGGTAGTCCACCACCCTCGCCTTCGCTATCCCCCTCGCCCTCGCCATCACCTTGTCCGTTACCACCTTGCCCGATGATTTTGATTTTGGGTTTGCCGTAGTTCTTGCCATATTTCTTGACAAGTTCTTTGTAGACCTGATGCGTATCCATACCACGATATGCTTCGTCAATAAGACCCATGACTTTACCCTCGTCATCGGTTGGCATCTCTACTGTATGGTTGTTCTTATCGTAGTCTTGGATTTGTAAGTTGATTACATAGTCGCAAGCCATGTTCGTAAGTTCATGGTTCTCCTTGTGGAGTTTTTCCCACACCACCAGATGACGATAAGCCTTGTGCATATTCTCGTGTAGGATAAGGAAAGCAAGTTGCTTATCGTTCAATGCATCAACGAATGCTCTACCATAGGTTACATCTAAGCCGTTGGTTTTCGCAGTCGGCGTCGCATCATCAACGCTTACCTTGCCTACCATGAACAAGCCTGAGAATAAACAAAAGTCAGGGTGCTTCATTAGTTGGATATGAGTTCTCTCTATCCGTTGTTCGGCTGTTAGTTTAGCCATTGTGTTA